TATTTCTAAATAAAGATCAAATAAGAAAAGGCGCAATCAATATTAACTTTAAGAATTTGAACGATGAAACTTTTAAAAAACGTCAATCTACTTTAGCTTCTGACCGAAATAAAAAATTACATGCATTAGGAATATTAAAAGCTCCAAATTGGAAAGGTAAAACTCACTCAACCGAAAGTAAATTGAAAATGAGTATGGCTGCTAAATCTAAATCGCCTGAAAAAAATTCTCAATTTGGAACAATTTGGATAACGAACGACTCAGACAATAGAAAAATAAAAAGAGGAGATTTTCTTCCAGAAGGATGGAGATATGGAAGAGTAATTAAAAAATCGTATTAGGGTCGAGCCGCATTGCGCCACGATACGAAGTAGACCTAATAACAAGAGGCGGCCGCGACTTGATTAGGTCGAAATGCGAGAGTAGCTCAGTTGGTAGAGCATCACCTTGCCAAGGTGAGGGTCGCCGGTTCGTGCCTGGTTTCTCGCTCAATATGCCGGATGATCTGCGGTTGATCACCGTACCGGCTCCATGCGAGCATCGTACAACGGCTAGTATATCAGCCTTCCAAGCTGAGGATGAGGGTTCGATTCCCTTTGCTCGCTCAAGGTTTCAAAGAGAAACACAATATTAAAATAATAACAAGCAATGGACCGTAAATTTCAATCTATGACAAACGGTGCGTACATCGACTTAATTCCGTACTTAGAAGAAAAACTATCGGAAGCCGACAACATCAAGATGTACATCGGGTCAGATAGCCAATCCATTGCGGACGAAACAGTATACGCACTAGTAATTGTTCTACACTATGGTAATAATGGAGGACATATTATCTACTCTAAAAAGAGTGTACCTAGAGTAAAAGACCGATTTACTAGATTATGGAATGAAGTCGAAGACTCAGTTAAGTTAGCAATATACTTAGAAGAAATGGGTTTACCTAAAGCAGATTTCATTGATATCGACTTAAACCCAGATCCACAATATAAGTCTAATGCCGTATTAAGATCAGCACTAGGTTACGTTGAATCTTATGGTTACATACCAAGATGCAAACCTTACGCTGTTTCAGCAACATACGTAGCTGACAAAATTTGTAAATAAATTAGTCTACTACGTAACTGACCAGAAAGTCGGACACGTACTATCCGGCAGGTCAGATTAGACATCGAGAAAAATAGGCGTTCTCGGAGATTGGCCACATTCTCTAAAAAAGTGGTTGCCTTAAAAAAAATCCCAGGTAATTAATAAAAAGGGAATCGTAGCGGAACAACTGTAGCAAGATCCTGCGCAGCCGACGTAGAGGATTGACAGGTTTTTATGTGGTAAGACACTAATGAAAAAGCGTCGCATGACTCGTACTCATGGACGTGATGGTTCTCGAAACAGTCAGAGTAACCCGTTAAAATCCAGTCCTCATCAAGTCTAAGATGGGGCATTTATTCGGGATGTAGCACAGTTGGTAGCGCGCCTGGTTTGGGACCAGGAGGTCGTCGGTTCGAGCCCGGCTATCCCGACCGTGACTATTTTGGCACTAATCAATTAGATAAATAATCTAAAATTAGTGCCAAATCAATGTCAAGACAACACAAATATCATTACATTTATAAAACAACGTGTAATGTAACTAAACGATATTATATAGGAATGCATTCTACTTCTAATTTAAATGATGGTTATATTGGGAGTGGTCGAAGACTATGGCTTTCTATTAATAAACACGGTAAAGAGAATCATTCAACTGAAATCTTAGAATGGTTACCGAATAGAAGCTCTTTAAAATTAAGAGAAAAAGAATTAGTAAACGAATCTTTGTTATCTGATCCAATGTGTATGAACTTACAGCTAGGAGGCGGAGGCGGCCTTTCAGGAGAAGAACACCGAACTAAATGGATAAAGGCTGGCTCTGCTGCAGGTAATGCTAAGCTTGCTGAGTTATGGAAGGATCCAGAGTATGCAAAAACTAGAGCATTAAAAATCAAAGACGTAATGTCAAGACTGGAGGTTAAAGATAAAGCGTTAACTGGTTTTAATAATTACCGAGGAACTCCACATACTGTTGAAACAAAGGAAAGGCTTTCAGAAATTATGAAGCTAAAGCAAAATGGAATTAGTAATTCTCAGTTCGGAACAATGTGGATAACTAATGGTATATTATCTAAAAAGATAAGAAAAACCGACATCGTACCGGAAGGTTGGCGACTAGGTAGAAAGATAGTCGGATCGGAAGATCCAAACTAGCAGCAGTTAATAAGCTAGCATAAACCTGCTGTTTTGGGAATTAGTTCAGAGGGCAAGAACGTCGGTGCACATGTCTCCGAAGGTAGGTGGTTCAAATCCATCATTCCCAACCAAGAGTCTTAGTAGAGGCTGACTCCACCAACTTGGACGTAACGTTCATGCCAAGTTGAAAGCAAGCGGAAACGTTGAAATGGTGGTCGAGACTCTTTTATTATAGGCAATTAGCTCAGTTGGTTAGAGCGTTCGGCTGATACCCGAGAGGCCACTGGTTCAAGTCCAGTATTGCCTACTTATTACTGGGCATATAGCAGTAGTTGGAGTATGCGGGCGACAGACGTCGCAGGAACACCGGTTCGAATCCGGTTATGTCCACTAAATTCAATTGAGAGCGTTGAGCAACTGGCTGGCTCGCCTGACTGTAGATCAGGTCCTTAATCGGCATGGGGGTTCGAATCCCTTCGCTCTCACAATGTCCTCTTAACTCAGCAGTTAGAGTACCTGACTCATAATCAGGCGGCCACTGGTTCGAACCCAGGAGGGGACACAACCATTTTTCATATTTTCTTAGTATATTAACACTAAAATTACGACAATGACTAACTTAAATCAATTAGCTGAAAACTTATTAGGGTTGCCAAGCAAAATTAAACAAGTTCAACTAGAAATCTTAGACGAAACTGCTGAATTTCAAGTAGTTCAAGATAAAATTAAAACCGTTGAATCTAAACTTAAAACCGAAATTAATAATGCAGTTGATGCAAACGGTAAGAAGGTTTATAGTAATGAAGATGCTCGTAGAGCAGCGTTCATTGAAGATGCAGCGAATAACCTTGAACTTACTGATCTAAACTCAGTTTTAGCAGATAAGCAAAGATCTTTACAAGAAAAGAAAATTGCATATGATGAGTTAGTTGATACTCAAAGAAATATCAGAGTGTTAATAAATTTCTTTACAAATCCTCAAAATTTAGAAAACTAAAGTTTCCGAATTTGGTATAATAATCTAACTTTAGAAATTATATAAATTTCTGATATATTATAAAGGCTAAACATTGAACCTTTGTAAATTATAACTAAAACCTTGTACTAAAATGGCAAAATTTAGAAATCAAAATCTTCGTGATTCGTTAGCAGAAATGCAGCCTAAAGCGGAGTTGGTTGAGGCAACTAATATTCCAAAACCAAATACTACTAATCGTCAAGGTCATGCAGCATACACAGTAGATTCGTGGCTAAGACTTCTAGCAATGTTAAACACATTGAAGCTAGAAAATCAGTTCTATAGATCTGAGACTGAGACTATGAATGAGCTAAAAGAGCTGGTTGATACTTGCGCTAAAGAAGATCCTTATTTAGTTGCGCAGTGTATTGTATACTCTCGTTGCGTAGGTGAAGGTATGCGTTCAGTTAATCACTTAGCTGCAAGTTATTTAGCTCCATATTGTGGAGGCTTAGAGTGGGCTAAACGTTTCTATTCATTATGGAACAAGAAAACTCAATCAGGCGGAACTATCTTTAGACCAGACGACATGGCTGAAATCATTGCATGTTTTTCTGCTTTAAATAAAACTAAAGCAACTAACGCAATGAAGAAAGGCTTTGCTGCTGCAATTGAAAGAATGGATGCATACTCCATTTTGAAATACAAAAAAGCCTTGATTGACGTAATCAACTTAGTTCACCCAAATCCAAAAAACTCTAATGCAGTAGTAGAATATGATGGTAACTCAGTTAATGCAATCGATGCAGTAATTCAAGGATTGCCAGTTTCTGCAGATACTTGGGAAGTTGCTCAATCTGATGCAGGTCAAGAAGTAGCAAAAGCAGTTAAAGCCGGTAAGATTGATGAAAATCAAGCTAAAGCACTCTTAAAAGAAGCTAAATCTGAAAACTGGGGAGACTTATTAAAAGAAGGTAAGCTTGGTATTTTGGCCGCTCTGCGTAATATTAGAAACATGATGAAAACTGTTTCTAGTGATAAGACTTATGACGATCTTTATAAGTTACTATCTGATGGAGATGCTATTCGTAAAGGTAAAATCATGCCATACCAAATAGATTTAGCAAATGAGGTTGTGCTGACTGAATTTAATTCTTCTGAATCTCGTAGGATTTCAGAAGCCTTATTAAAAGGATATGAAGCAGCTATACCTAACTTAGCAGAAATGTTACCTGGTAGAAACCTTGTAATCGTTGACTTTTCAGTCTCAATGAGTGCTCAAGTAGTCGATAATAATACTAGAAGCAGATACCGTAGCTCATGTATGGATAAAGCTGCTTTAATTGGAGCGACTATTGCAAAAGCAACCAACTCAGATATTATCAGATTCGGAGACAAAGCTGAATATGTTAACTGGAATATGAACTCAGATGTTTTTTCTATTGCGAAAGGAATGAAAAAGAGTATGGGTTGTACTAATTTAGGTGCAGCTTGGGATGCAGCAGCGAAATCCGGTAAAAAATATGATAGGGTATTCATCTTATCTGATAATGAATGTAACCGTGGAAATACGTATGCTTCTTATATGAAGTACGTTAAAGCAGTAGGAAGTCCATATGTTTACTCAGTAGATATGGCAGCGTATGGAACTACTCAACTCGTTGGAGATAAGGTTAAATACTACTACGGTTATGGTTTAGCAATGTTTGAGGATATCGCCAAAAGCGAATTCAATGCAGCTGACCACTTAGAAAAAGTTAGAAAAATAGTTATCTAATAATTTGAGGTTGACGTTGTCGTAAAACTCAGGTTTCCTCATTTTAATAAAACATTGAGTGGCAAGTGTTAGGGTTACTTCTAAATTAATTGGTAATACACGAAACAACACCCTGGCCAACATTCCCTCAATTCTGATTAGCAATCGATTGGTTCGATTCAGTGTTATGATTGAGTAGCCGGCTAACTGGCTCAAAAAAGTAACGACTGTGTCAGGTTCGAATCCTGAACTAATCACAAAATCAGCCTTAGTCTTTAGCTGATTAGTAAGACTTCGGGGTATTTTCGAGGAACTTACTTAGAAAGACCAACATTTGTAGAGGTTATGTTGTAAAGATTGACACTACTGCGATTAGTCCAGCAAATCAGTCAATATCACTACAAGCAATTATAGTTAGCGTCTTTCTATGATTGTGGTTGCTGACTCCAGCCAGCAAGATCCACCACGTAACTATGGGGATAAGGTTTGGAAGAAAGGCGTGAGACTTCTTAAGCGTGCTTAAGTCAGGTCAATAGACTTTTGCTAGAATGGTTACTAAGCTCTAACATATCTTAGAGATACGGCAAATGGATAATAATCACTCTGGATATAAAGAATATCGAGTAGGCAACGTTAAGTACCGAACTTGATGAAAGGAATGTAGCTGATCAGAGCAGCGGTGATATTGCATTCTTTTTTATTTAGAAGATATTTGAATTATCATATAAAGTAATAGTAACGAAACAGTTACTTCGGCTGATAACCGCGTGGTCGTGGGTTCGAGTCCCACTACTGGTTCCATGCAGAAACCCTGGTTTCTGTGCTAGTATAGCTCAGTTGGTAAGAGCACGTTTATACTGTTTCAAATTTTCTTTACTTTAATTTATAAATAACTTAATAGAGACGTAGCAAGAATCAGAGTTACTTCAAATTTATTATTAAGACATAATTAATTACACGACAGAGTCTGCTTAACGGCAGACACCAACAAACAACACTCTATTCACAGTTCTCGTCACTAACTTAATAAGCTAATTGGTAATTCAATTAGCTTTTTTTATGTGAACTGTGATCATATATGATGACCATATAAATTAAATTTATGGTAAAATATTAATATGACGAATGACTTTAATAAATACGCAATGAGTGAGCATGGAGTATCATCTCTAGGGCTACACTATTATCAGAAGCAATTAGAAGCTTCATTGACTCCATACATTCTTGAAGAGCGTGAGCTTAGAGTTACGCAAATGGATATTTTTTCGAGATTAATGAGAGACCGAATTCTTTGGGTTGCTGGTCCAGTAAACGATTACATGTCGACTATTGTACAAGCCCAATTAATGTTCTTAGACTCAATCTCTGACGCTGACATTAAGATGCACATTGATTCTCCAGGAGGTTCAGTTAAATCTGGGTTGTCGATTGTTGATGTAATGGAGTATATTAATGCAAATATCATAACAGTCAATACTGGAATGGCTGCATCAATGGGATCAGTATTGCTAGGAGCTGGAACTAAAGGCAAAAGATTTTCGCTAAAACATTCTAGAACTATGCTGCACCAATCTTCTGGTGGATTCAGTGGTAATATTCAAGACGCTGAAGTAGATATGGCAGAATGGCAAAAAATCAACACTGAACTATTTGTATTATTGGGCAAATATTGTGGTAAGAAACCTGAACAAGTTAAAAAGGATGCAACTAGAGATTTTTGGTTGACTGCAGACGAAGCCGTTAAGTATGGAATCATAGACGGAGTCATCACAAAAAATAAAAAATAATTATATGGACCAGTAGTAATACTAACCGTTTTATTTAATCGCAAAAATATGGTAACTAGATTTAATATATTCAAAATAAAAGCAGTATTTGTAGTAAGACATATCTGGGAAGAAGACCGAAGTATTGCTAACTGGTCAGTATATCAGATGAGAAAAACTCCTACTCTCGGTATTTGGTTTAAAAGAAATAAGCTAGTGGGCCCAGTCAGAAAATCCAAGACCGCTGCTGAAACTGTAAATAAAACATTTAGCTCAAGCAATCTAGTAAATGAGTATATAATAGGCCTCGATCTTATTGTATGTAAAGCATGGATCGCTATTACTACTAAGCCTTCATTAACTATAAAAATATAAAACAATGAAAACCTTAATACTACTTAGAGGTCTCCCTGGTTCAGGAAAATCTACTTTCGCTAAAACAATATGCGATGAATATTATGAAGCTGATCAATATTTCATAAACGAAAATGGTGAATATGTATTTGACGCATCTAAGTTAAAACTTGCACACGAATGGTGTAAATTAAGAACTGAACATGCAATGGAAGATGGAGTTGAGAAAATAGTTGTGGCTAATACATTTACTCAAGCTTGGGAAATGCAGCCTTATTTTGAACTAGCTGCCAAATATGGTTATCGAACACACTCTCTAATTATTGAAAATAAACACGGTGGAAAAAATGTACATAATGTTCCTGACTCTAAGTTAAAGGAAATGAAAGATCGTTTTCAAATAAATCTATAATTATGAAAAGAAAATTAACTCATGCAATAATAAAACCATACGTCGATCAAGGTTTAGTTGAATTGCATCGTCATAAAACTTTACCGTTGACGATCTATAATTATTCAAGAGATTGTCAGTTTGAGCAAAAATGGGATGACGTTACTCTTCAGTGTAGAGGTTTGATTTTAGATGACAACGATACTATTGTAGCTAGATCATTTGATAAATTTTTCAATTACGAAGAAGTAATAGAGTCGGATCAGATTCCATTAAACGATGAATACGTCTATTTTCAAGAAAAAATGGATGGCTCGTTAGGAATATTATTCCATTATGCAGATTCTTGGCATCTTGCTACTAAGGGTTCATTTGAATCTGACCAAGCAAAAGAAGGATTTAGAATCTTAACTGAAAAATATGACCTGGCGAAATTCCATAAAAACGTAACGTATATCTGTGAAATAATTTATCCTGATAATAGAATTGTTGTCGACTATGGAGAAGATAGAATTGTCTTCTTGTCTGCATCAATGAACGGACGTGAACTTAGCTGGAATACAGCTAAGGCCATGTTTTACTCATCCGGGATCCTTGAGGAGGATATTGTTGAGACATCAATAGAAACTATATCGCACAGTATATTTAAGGCGTATAAGGCTCGAAATGATAAAGGGAAAGAAGGGTTTGTTTTAAGATTCCATCCTTCTAACTATAGAATGAAAATTAAATTTGCAGACTATGTTAGGCTACATAGAGTTCTAACTAATTTTTCAAATATTTCAATTTGGGAATGTTTGAGAGCAAATGATGACTTGAGTGCATATTTATCAGATGTACCAGATGAGTTTGATACATGGGTTAGATCATGGTCAACTTACTTAAAATTACAGTTTAAAGAACATGAAGCTATAGCTATGTCATGGTTAGCTCAGATAGACAACATTGAATCTAGAAAGGATCAAGCTAGCTGGATATTTGCAAATGTGCCTAAATTATATCAAGGAATAGTTTTTGCTATGCTTGACAGTAAAGACTATTCGGATACAATATGGAGAATGATAAGACCTGAGTATCAGAAACCATTCTGGAAAAGTTAAAGTATGTTAATTATTGAGTGAGTCTTAATAAAAGCTGCCGATTTTGAGTATAATATTCAGAAAACGTGTACCTGGTGATGAGCAAGTGAAGATGATTAACTAACTGATTAATTATCAATTACTAAGCAACGGATAACCGTAGATATATAATAAACCGGTTCTTTTAACCAAATTGCTAGTCGGCAGCTCAGACCGACAGTGTTTCAAAAAAAATCAAAAAGAATATGAAACATCTAAAAACAACAATGCTTTTAATTTGCCTATCGCTAAGCGGTATGGTTTTTGCAAATGACACAATCAAAGTGAAACCGACGCAAGTTGAAAGTAGAGTCACTCAAAAAAAGACTGACCGCCCTAGTGTTAAGCTATATCAATACTTAATACACTACTCTGAAAAATATGGTGTGCCATTCAACATTGCATACGGTATTGCAAGAAAGGAGTCAGGATACCTTGGACCTAACCATTTATCCTATAACCCAGCCGTCATAATCGGAGGAGGTTCAAACTATGGCGCTATGCAAGTTAGAACCAGAACAGCTGATCATGTTTGGCAAACTAGAGGTACTACTAAACACAAGCTACTAAATGATCTTGAGTTTAATGTAGAAACCTCAATGAAGTTAATGGCTCACTTAAAAAAGAGGTATGGTAGTTGGGGATTAGCTCTTGGTGCTTATAACACAGGCAGACCTGTTCTTAATTCCTATGCAAAGAAAATCTTAAAGTTTCAACCGTAATCTTTATTAATTTTTAACTTAATGCCCATAATTTTGGTATAATAAACAAAAACCAAAGTTATGGGCATTTTTGATAAATTTATATTGGCTAGAGCTGAGAAAATAAAACAGAAACAAAAAGACTCTCAAAGAGAAGCTGCTATGCGCCGAACCTTTGAGCTAGAAGAGCGTAAAATAATCGTCGGGCAAGCAAAGACTCAGTTAAATGAGTTCATTAATACACAAGCTGAGATCTTCAGTAAAACTGTAACTCCAAAGCTGGTTGAAAATGATATAGCTGTCTTGAATCGTTATGAACTTTACGACTGTCGAACAAATGGTTGGGACGGAGGTCCACATACTCTGCTTAATATATTAACATCAGAAGAAAGAAGTAGACCTGTTATTGTAAACATAACAAAAGTATTCTTAGATAAGTCGTTGGCGACAGAAAGAATTAACCAATTCATCGATGACACAGAAACAGCAACATTGAACTCGTGTCTTGAGGAAGGTTTAGTAGTTCGTATTTATAAACAATATTGCTATAGAAAATTTAGTACTGCAACCTTCGGCGGAAGATATGGTCTATATTATATAGCAACCTTTAATTATGATGGGTCAGTTAAACCTACTTGGGGTTTAAATACTGACTCGTTTATCAGTAAAAGGGATCCAGCTTTTCAGGAAACAATTGATTTATGGAATATGTCAAGCCAAATAGAAAAAGACTCGGCTGATTTACAAATCAGAAGAAGTAACTTGGCTGCATTAACTGCTGCACTAGAAAAAAATACACTAACTAATTATGGGACTAGAATTTGGCATTGACGATATTGCAACGTTCACTAAAACGATAAGTGACTATTTTAAACTAGCTAATTACTTTAACCAATTAGACCCAAAGCAACTCGATACCTTAAATCAATTAGCTGAGATAGTAAGTCAAAATGACATATCTAGATGGAGAGATATTAACACGTATGTGGTTCGTCAAGTTTGGGGAAATACTTCAGGTGGATGGCAGTCTATCGGTGGAGCTGCTATGACTGCTGATTATACAATTGTAATAGAAAATTTAATATACGGAGTAATATTCGTATATTACGGAGGGCGTCTTGCTTATATCGCAAAGATCGACGATAACCTAAGTAAATACAGACAGACTAATTATTCTAGATTACCTGGATTAGGATCGTGCGCAAAGGACTTAACCCTATTTTATAAAGCTCGAAAATAATGAGAACGTGTATAAGGTGTCATCAGCGTAATATATTTGACAATCGTAGAGTTTGTACGAGTTGTTTAACTGACTGGAGCAATATGCGGATTACTGCAGCTAATCAACTTGAGAAAAAATTTGGTAAATTAACTCCAGATAATCATGAAGATTTCAAAAAAGAAATGAGGCGACTTGAAAAGATTTGGAGAAAGGACCCTGATCAATTTGAACAAGAATTAATAAAAATAGGAATATGACACTTAAAGAAAAAATACAAGCAGACTTCATTACTGCAATGAAAGCAAAGGACGAAGTTGCAAAGACTGCATTAAACAGTATAAAGGCAGCAATTACGGTGGTTGAAAAATCATCAAATTCTGCCGAAATTGACGATTCTGAAGTAACAAAGATTGTAATTAAAGCAATTAAACAACGGGAAGAGTCTCAAAAAATTTACGAACAAGCTGGCCGTTTAGAGCTTGCTGAAAAGGAGGCAGCTGAAGCTGAGGTGCTTAGAAAATATATGCCTGCCCAAATGACTGAATCTGAAATTGAATCAGCTCTTAGGGAAATCATTAAAGATATGTCAGGAGTTATTACAAATCCTCAAGCTCTATCAGGTAGAGCAGTTGGAGAATTTAACAAGAAGTTCCAAGGGCAAGCTGATGTGGCTGTCGTAAAATCAATCGTTACTAAAATTGTACAATAACAATGGATGAATTACTGAAATTTCAGAGAGTTAACGCATGTGAAACTCCTGAGCAGCTTGCTGAAACCATCATAGATTTTGCTGATCCAGAAACTGGGTTGATTATGGGTCGTACGAGACAGTTTGACGCGAATAGAATGGCTAGTTATGTTAAATTGGTAGTGAATGGAGAAGCTCCAGCTAATTTACTTACTAGAGAGTATGGAATCAGACAGCAAGCTCTATATCTTGCATATTATAATAAAAACTAACACACAAAATAGCTCACAATGAAAGACGCATTAGGCGATAGAATGAAAGAGTTCTTGTAGATATATAAGAATAAAAAGAATAAGTAAATGTCAAATCTTATTACCTGTGAAACTTGTAAAACTCAATATGAAGTTTCAGATAATGTTATACGTAGATTAAAAAATAATAAACATTATCGTTGTAAAAAATGTGGTTGGAAAGAAGCCGCAAAATCTAGATCTCAAAATTCTAAAGAATATTGGTCTAATCAAGAAATCAAAAACAGACATAGTAAATCTATTAAAGCAAGCAAAAGCTATAAATTAGGTATAGAAAATAGAAATTTATCAGGTGAAAATAATTGCATGTATGGCAAAACCGCTTCAAAAGAAACCCGTGAAAAAATGTCGAATAGTAGAACTGGTAAAAAACAATCTCAAGATACTATCAATAAGCGCATAGAAACCACTAGGAAAAGGCACGAAGAAAAAATACAAAATGGGGAAAAAATGATTCATAGTATAAACTATGAACTTAAAAGATATATTAATGGAGTTTGCAAATGGTCATTTAGAATTTTTGAAAGAGATAAATGGAAATGCATAACATGTGGTTCAAATTCTAAATTAGATGCACACCATATAAAACCATTTTCAATTATTATTAAAGAATCCCTGATTGATACAGATTTTAAAACCGATTTAGAAAAATATAACTATTTAAAAACAATACCAGAACTCATAGATAACGAATTAATTAATGGTATAACGTTATGCAGAAAATGCCATAAAGAAGTTCATTTAAACTGGGGTTCTCATAATCCAAAAATAAAAAATGAATACTAATGATAGTCTAGGAACACGCATGAAAGAGTTCTATGAAGATAGAACTAGAATCAAACTCCCAAGGAGAACATACACAATTATCCGCATTGACGGTAAGGCTTTTCATACATATACGAAAGGGTTAGAGAGACCGTTTGATCAAGATTTAATTGATGACATGAATGCAACTGCTGCATTCCTTTGCAAGAACATCCAAGGCGTAAAATTTGGATATGTTCAATCAGACGAAATTAGTTTAGTTTTAACTGATTTTGATGATTTGTCTACTCATGCATGGTTTGATAATAACCTACAAAAAATGGTTTCGGTTGCAGCATCTATGGCAACTAGTGAATTCAATAGACTTAGAACAAAAAGATATTTTCATCATGAATTATTCTTTAATCACAATGCAGGCTCGGATGAGGCGCCTAATGTAATAATTAAGGATCCTAACTTTCTTGAGTATTGGCCAAAACAGGCACAATTTGATGCAAGAGCATTCGCTATTTCATCATTAGCTGAAGTTGAAAACTACTTTATTTGGAGACAGCAGGATGCTGTTCGAAATTCAATCTCTTCAGTTGCTCAAAGTCTTTATAGCCCAAAGGAATTAAATGGAGTAAAGACTAATCAAATGCAAGACATGATTTTCCAAAAAGGTATCAATTGGAATGATTATCCAGCTAGACTAAAAAGAGGCTCAGTAATTAGAAAATTTAGAGTTGAAATCAATGAACCTACTGTTAGTTACTCAAGAAACAAATGGCAGGAAGATGAGAATACTCCAGTTTTCACACAAGACCGAGAATATATTAAGTCTTTACTACCAACTCTTCTATAATAAAAATGAAATGATGAATATTTCTGAAAAACTTAAAAATTTAGTAGAAATCCTTTCACACAGAGGGGTCGGACATACTACATTACTAAGAACTGGGACGGATACTTATAATAAGCCGTTTATACAACTAGGAATGAGCCATTCTCAATTAAATGAGTCTGATCTATTAACTAATCCTAACGCGATAGGCATCTCTATTTCTGAAATAGAACTAACTGAACACAACGGTCTTAAGTTACCAGTAGCAATAGACAATTATGTTATTAGAGAACTTGCGTCAGATGCATTATTTACAATAGAATGCATGCAAGGATCTATTGACAGAAAAAAAGAAGTAATGGAGGAGCTTATGAATATTGTCGAATATTATCAGGACCAGGTAATCGAAATGGAGAAAGCAAGTTTAGAACTTTCTATGACTCCTTGGTGGAAAATTGGTAAAATAATTAAATTAGAAAGTCATATTCACAAAATGATAATGGATCATAATATTGGATCACCAAAAATTATTGATATGTTTCAGAAAATTTTAAATATTGCAAATACAGACAAATGGCAAAACCAGTAGTTTTAAATTTAGCGTATCCTGACAAATCAGACATACGTTTCAAAGTTTCAAAGTTCCCAGATGGACAACAGTCTATTACCATAGAGTCTACTAGTTTAGTATGGGGATCAGATGTTACAATTAACAGCAGATTATCTACATTTAGGGACCTGGAGTTAATTATTTGTGCAAATAAAGCACTAAGAGAAAATGCAGCTTCTAAAGTTAGCCTATATTCACCATGGTTTATTGGAGCAAGAAGCGATAGGAAGTTTGAACAAGGATCGACTAATTACTTGAAAAACGTAATTTGTCCAATTATTAATTCTCAAAATTTCGATAAAGTCACGGTATTAGACCCTCATTCTGACGTACTAGAAGCATGTTTAAACAACTACTCTAAAATTAATAATTTTGAGTTAGTAAAATTTGCTCTAACTAATATTGATAACAAAAATGACGCTAGAGAAAGAATTGTGTTGGTATCGCCAGACGGTGGAGCTCTTAAGAAGATATACGATGTTGCTGAACATTTTCAGATCTCAGATTTAGTGACTGCGATTAAGCATCGCGATATTAAAACTGGAAAAATTACTCATACTGAAGTTCCATTAAATCCGTTACATGCATCCGGCAAGAAATTTGTAATAGTTGATGATATCTGTGATGGCGGCAGAACTTTTGTTGAGTTAGCAAAAGCAATAATCCAAAAAACCAATGACTGTGAGATCTATTTGATTGTAACTCATGGAGTATTCAGCGCTGGATTCGATGAACTTAGTAAATACTTCAAAAGGATTTACTCAACTAACAGTTATTCAGATTATCCTGAGACTGACATATTAACTCAATATAATATTTTTAAATAGAAGACAATGGGCTATACAAAATACACATTTTTTTACAAAACTAGAAATCCGTTTTCAAATTGGCACCCGGCCTATTTTAAAGATGAAGACGAGGTAGAGTACTATTGCTCTGAACAGTACATGATGTACAAAAAAGCAATGCTATTTGGTGATAATGAAACTGCTCTTGAAATATTGGACTCAAATGACCCTAGAGAACAAAAAGCATTAGGTCGTAAAGTTAAGAATTTCGATTCAGCCATTTGGGAAGCCAATGCAAAACAAATAGTCTATGATGCATGTCGATTAAAATTCACACAAAATCATAGTATGCTAAAAGCGTTACTTGCAACTGAAGGAACTCTCCTAGTAGAGGCATCTCCATACGATAAAGTTTGGGGAGTCGGTTTAGGCGAAGATGACCCGAGGATAAAGGATCCAAAAAATTGGAAAGGAACCAATTGGTTAGGAGAAGTTTTAACAAAATTAAGAGAAGACCTTATAAATGAACTTTAGTAAAGATGATTTAGGTGTAGCTATAATCTGCGTATCAATTGCAACAATAATTGGTATAGCAGTATACGAGTATATTAGAATTAATAACGAGTCATCTGAAGACGGCTCACTAAATAATAAAAACGAACAAGATGTTTAGACCAAACAGTTTATTTTACACAGATGGCTATAAAGTCGGCCACAAAAAAATGTTAGCTAAAGGAACTCAAAGACTATATGGAACTTGGATTCCACGTAGTGTTAAACATGCACCAAAGGGTGTGAATAAAATCGTATCATTCGGCCAACAGCTTATGGTTAGATGGTTGCATGACGAGTTTAAAGAAAATTTCTTTGCTTTACCTAAGGCCGAAGCTATGAAATTTGTAAAAGATATGTCTCTGTATCTAGGCTTACAATACGACGGGAGCCATTTTGCAGAATTGCACGACCTGGGATATTTGCCAATCAGAATAAAAGCTTTACCTGAAGGTGTTGAAACTTTACCTAATGTGCCACACATGACATTTGTTAATACAGTAGATGGTTTTGCATGGTTAACTCTTTTCTTAGAAACCTTAATCAGCTCACTTGCGTGGAAGCCTTCTACTTCTGCAACTATTGCATTACAGTACAGAAGAAATGTTGTAGAATGGGTTATGAGAACTGATCCATCGAATGCAGCTCTTATTCCATTCCTATGTCATGACTTTTCAGCTAGAGGCTTAAGTCCATGGGATATGCTATCTAGTGGGTTAGGCCATGCAGCTTCATTCTTGGGCTCAGATACTCTAATCTGTATTCCTGGAGCAAGATACTTCTATGATGAATCACCTGAGCAGGTTTCAATTTATTCAGTTAACGCTAGTGAACACTCAGTTTCAACTACTAAAATTTTCACAGTAGGCGAAAAACAAATGATTGCCGATTGGCTAAATGACTTCAGAGAAGGAATTTTTTCAGCAGTTTGTGATACTTTCAGTACTTGGCAGTTTATCGATTACTTAAAAGATCAGGCAATTAAAGAGCTGGTATTAAGCAGAAATGGTAAATTGGTAGTAAGACCTGATTCTGGTGACCCTGCTGATATTATTTGCGGAACCAATACTAATCCTAAGTTTTTAGAAGCATTTAAGTACATTGATGCGGATGATACAGTGGACAGCCCAGAATTTAAAGGAGTAGTTGAGTTACTTTGGGAAATTTTTGGAGGTACAGTAAATGAACAAGGTTATAAAGTATTAGACCCTCATATCGGAGTAATCTATGGAGATTCTATTACTTTAGAAAGACAGCTAGACATCTACAAAAGACTTGAATCTAAAGGTTTTGCTGTAACCAATGTAGTACTAGGAATCGGTTCATATACGTATCAAATGAACACAAGAGATACATTAGGTTTTGCTGCAAAAGGCGCATGGTTTGAAGTAGAAGAAGATGGAGTAAGAACTGCTTATGATATTTATAAAGATCCGATCACAGACGATGGTACTAAA